CTGAACAGACGCGAGGTGAGAAGCGCACCGAGAAAATGATCGACAGCACAGCGGGGTTAGCCCTTGAGCGGTTCGCTGCGGCGATGGAGAGTATGCTCACGCCACGGACGCAGAAGTGGCACCGGCTGGAGCCGAGTGATCCTACCTTGGCTACAGACCGCGAGGTTGCATTATGGTTTGAGGCGGCGACGGACAGGCTATTCAAAGAGCGTTATGCGTCTAAAGCCAACTTCGCCAGCCAACAACATGAAGTTTATATGGGGCTGGGTGCCTTCGGCACTGGCATCATGTTTGTGGACGCGCACGATAAAGGCGGCTTGCGGTATGCGGCCACCGACTTGCGTGAGTTGCTATTTGATAATAACCACCAAGGCATTGTCGATACGGCGTTTCGCAAGTATGCGCTGACGGCGCGGCAGATGATGCAGCGTGTCGAGCAAGGGCTATGGGATGATGTGCCGGACTCGGTGAAGACAGCGGCCCGGAAAGAGCCCGACAGGAAATTCGAGATTATCCATTGCATCAAGCCGAGGGCAGAGGTTGACCCTGATAGGCTGGACAGCAAAGGCAAGCCCTACGCATCATATTATATTTCCGTGCAGGGGCGCGAGGTTCTGGGCGAGGGCGGGTTCGACACATTCCCTTATATGGTCAGTCGATACGTCACTGGCCCCGGTGAGCTATATGGCCGGTCCCCGGCGATGTTTGTTCTTCCCAGCATTAAGGTTCTTAACGAGCAGAAGAAAACAATGCTCACTCAGGGACATCGTACTGTGTCCCCCGTACTGCTGACGCATGACGATGGTATCCTTGATACGTTTAGCCTAAAGCCCGGGGCTCTTAATCCGGGTGGTGTAACCGCCGAGGGACGCCCGCTGGTACACACCCTACCGACTGGGAATCTGGCGGCGGGCCAAGAATTGATGGATATGGAGCGCCAAGTCATTAATGATGGGTTTTTAGTCTCACTATTTCAAATCCTGATTGAAACTCCTACTATGACTGCAACCGAAGTGTTAGAGAGAGCCCGCGAGAAGGGCGCTCTTCTGTCTCCGACTATGGGGCGTCAGCAGTCTGAGGGTCTCGGCCCAATGATTGAGCGCGAGGTAGATGTCTTGCTGCAACAGGGATTGTTGCCGCCTATGCCTGATATGTTGATTGAGGCGCAGGGTGAGTTTGAGATTATCTATGATAGCCCGCTCAGTCGGTCTCAGAGAGCCGAAGAGGCTTCCGGGTTCCTTCGGACGCTTGAGGCGGCCATTGCGGTGGTGAACACCACACAAGACCCCTCGTCCCTGGATCAATTCAACATGGATGTGATTGTTAATGAGTTAGCGAAGATCAACGCGGTCCCGCCTTCGTGGATGAATGGGCCAGAGCAGATCGCTCAAATCCGTGAGGGACGAGCGCAACAGGCCCAGATGCAGCAGATGATTGAGGCGGCTCCCGCTGCGGCTGGGGTTATGAAGGCGCTACAGTGATAGACGCCGTTAAAGAGTTCCTCTCCACACGCGGACAGTCATACAGAAAGACGTTCAGCGGTATCTATGGCGAGCGTGTCCTAGATGATCTGGCGGGGTTTTGCCGCGCAGATACAAGCACGTTTCATACGGACCCCCGAATTGAGGGGGTATTGCAAGGTCGGCGCGAGGTTTGGTTGCGGATTAGCAAACACCTGAACCTAACGCCGGATGAACTTCAACGTCACTTTAACCCTAAAGGAGATACTTAATGTCCGAAGAAACTGGGTCCGCTGAAGCGGGCAACCCAGAGGCAGCAGCGCCCTCTGGCGAGACAAGCGCAACGACCGAAGCAGCCACCCCGCAATGGATTGACGGGGTACAGAACGCGGAAACCCGGTCTTGGGCCGAGAGTAAGGGGTTGCAAAACGGGACACTAGAGAATGTCCTGGGCAGCTACCATAATCTTGAGAAGTTGATGGGTGCTGAAAAGGCTGGCAGAACGGTCACGATGCTCGGAGACGATGCCAGTCAAGACGAAGTTAATGATTTTTACGGCAAACTTGGTCGGCCTAAAGATGCCGCCGGTTACGGGTTTCAGGTGCCTGAAGGCGACGACGGCACGTTCGCCAAGTGGGCGGGCGATGTGTTCCATGATGCGGGCCTGACCACAAAGCAAGCGTCTATGATTTCTGAAAAATGGGGCGAATACGCTGGCGGGATACAACAGGCCAACGAGGATAAAGCACACATTTCTTCGGTTGACGCGACTGCCGAGTTGAAGAAAGAGTGGGGGGCCGCTTTTGATGTTAAGGTCGCTGGCATAGAGGTGGCGGCGAATAAACTCGGAATGACTGACGGAGAGCTTGAGGGTTTGCATTCTGCTATGGGTCCGGTCGCCGCCATGAAGTTTGTGGACAGTCTCAACACAAAGATCGGAGAACACAGCTTCGATAGTGGGGAGAAGGTCACGCCAAACCACAAGACTCCAGAACAGGCTCGACAGGAGATGGGTGAGCTTTCCATGAACAAAGAATTCATGGACGCTTGGCTTGACAGGCAACACCCCGGCCATGCTGCTGCGATTGAGAAGAAGGCCGCACTGTCGCGGCTTGTGTCGGGGGTTGTTTAATGAAACAGGCCCGGTTGGAAGCGTTAAAACTGGCGGTTTCTTGCGGGGTGTCCAACCCCCACGACATATTATTCGTAGCTGAAGAGTTCGCCAGCTATATCGAACACGGCCCGAAGGTGGTAGAGTTGCCGTCTGAGGAGTTGAAACCGCGACGGAAGCGCCGCACCAGACAGGAGATGGAAGATGACCGCGCAAGCCAAAGCCATTGACGACACACTAGAGGTCGTCAGGGATGTCTCGAAGTTCAAGAAACGCATCGAAGAGATGCAGAAACTCCAGACGCAGATTGATGCTTCAGGGGCCAAAGCCAAAGCCAAGCAACAGCAGCTTAATGTTGCGCTGGGTTCAAGACTTACGAGAACCGTGGCGAGTATCAGGTTACCGGCATGTCGTTCTTTACTACCGGCAACCCTGTCTTATTGAGGATGTATCACGGCTCCACTCTGACAGGTGGTGCATGGGTATCGTCTGACGCTGAGAGCGGAGTTGAATACAACATCAGCAACACTGTCTCGGCAAACGGTCATCTGACGAATAGCGAATACGGCGCAGCGGCATCAGGGGGCAAGGCGTTCTCGACAGCCGGTGGCGCGGATAGCAGCAACAAGGTTTATCTGACACTTGGCATCGACGGATCACCGGTGGATACCGGAAACTTTACGATCGTAGGCACAGGCATCGGCGGTGCGGCGGTGGTCTACTGTAATCTGCATTGGACTGAAATCAAATAACCCCTATTGCAATCCTGCAACACTTGTGACATTCTTACCACAGAGCGCACCAATGATGGTGTCGAACAGGCCAACCGATAACCCGTAAGGGCCGGTTATCCGCCTCAGTAGTGGCCCCAAGTTCCTTGGATAAGCCTTCAGCTTCTTTTGTGTAACCAGCAGAAAGGCTTTGGCTTATGTCAAATGAAATTCTCGACTGGTCAGTAATTGATTATAAGGCGACCGTTGAAGCATTGCTTCAACAGCGCGGGTCTAAACTTCGCGGTGCTGTTATGGAAGACAGCTACCACGGAAAGTCCGGCGCGGCTGTTAATCAAATTGGTGCTGTGACCGCGCAAGTGCGTACCACACGCCATGCTGACACCCCCTTGATTGAGACCCCCCATGACAAGCGTTGGGTTTTCCCGACCGATTACGAGTGGGCTGATCTCATCGACGACGCCGACAAACTCCGCACTATCGCTGATCCGACCAGCCCCTACGCCATTAACGGCGCGATGGCTCTCGGTCGTGCGATGGACGATCTCATCATCACCGCCGCGACTGCTACGTCGCTGACCGGTGAAGATGGCACCACCTCGACGACCTTCCCAGCGGCTCAGACGGCGTCCACCACATCGGGTGGGCTGACAATTGCCAAACTTCGGGAAGCCATGCAGTTGCTTATCGCTGCTGAAGTCGATGTGGACAACGAGCCTCTGTTCTGCGCCATCGGCGCTCAACAGCATGATGATCTGCTTGGTCAGACCCAAGCAGTATCGCTCGACTACACGAATAAACCTGTTCTTGTAGACGGACGCATCCGGTCGTTCATGGGCTTCAACTTCATCGACAGCCAGCGTCTCGCTCTTTCCGGCACGGATCGCACGGTTGTCACTTGGGCCAAGTCGGGCCTTCACCTTGGCATCTGGAACGACATCAATGTCCAGATTTCAGATCGTGCTGACAAATCTTATTCCACTCAAGTGTACGTCAAAGGAACCTTTGGCGCTACGCGGGTAGAGGAAAAGAAGGTCGTCGCGATTACTTGTTCGGAGGCATAGGTCATGGCTGTAGTCAATCTCAAAGGCTCACGCATTATGACGCCTATCGCGGCTTCTCCCGCGACTAAGGCAGCGCCGGGAACTGGTGGTGGTGCCGTTCGGTCTTGGACTGAGACGGTCGAAGTTACGGCGTCGGACAGTGAAACCAGCACCTACTTGCTGGCTCGGCTTCCGTCGAACGCCCGTATCATGGGTCTTTCCACGTTCTCGTGGGACGATCTTTCGACTGACGGCACCTCGACAATGGACTTGGGCGTGTTCAATCAGTCGGGCAAGTCGGATATCACCGACGATCCTGATGCCCTGTCGAACGGTCACGCCATCACCGGTGCCTCTTCGGCCCTGGTAATCGGTGAGAAAGCGGATTACGGCATCCAGCTTTGGGACCATGCAACGGGAACCACTGATCCGGTTGCCATGCTCGACATCAAGGCGACGTTGAACGACCTCGCCGTGACGGCTGCGGGTGGTGGTACGATTACCATCGAACTCCTGTATACCTTGGATTAATAGGCCGGGTGGGGTAGTCTTCGGATTATCCCACCCACCTACCTTGGAGATAACATGGTTGATCACCCGACTGGTAAGGCTCCAAAGAAAGTTGTCATTCTTGGCTTGGGGCCAACGAAGTTAGATTTTGTCAATATCATGGCGTCCAGCGGATCGGACGCCATTGAGTTTGATGAGGTCTGGGGTGTGAATACCGCCGGTGCTTGTATGAGGGTAGATGTGTCGTTCGCTATGGATGACTATCTTTACTGCCGTGGTAAGCTAACAAATCAAGAAAAATTCTTCAGAGAGCATGACGGCCCAATTTTCACTTCGGTCCCTCGCAAAGACTGCCCGACCGCTCTTGAATACCCTCTAGCAGAGGTTTTAATGCTGCCGGGGGCGCGGGCATGGCTCAACCACACGGTTCCTTATATGGTCGCTTACGCCGCTCTGATAGGCGTCGAGGAGTTGGTTATCTTCGGCACAGACTATATTGCCGGTGATGCCCGGTACGGCAGTCCGCAAGAGCAAAGTAATCTGATCCCTCGATATGTGGGCTGCACCTCATTCTGGCTTGGCCTAGCTGCCGGTCGCGGGATGGACATTGTAGTCACCCCGTCTAGCCCATTGCTCGGCTCAGACAATCACAGCATTGAGGATTTCTACGGATACCTTGTCCAGCCTAAAGTAAGTTACGAAGCAGAACCGATAAAACCCCACCTCGTAGAGAAGGAACAGGTAAATGGCTAACTCTCAGATCGACGTTGCTATGAACGCAGACATCACCGGCATCACGCATACCGCCGCTGGTACTGTGACGAACGGCGTTCGTGTTGTCATCGACGAAGACGCAAGCAAGAACGATGCGATTGTGACGTTACAGAACATCATCGCAGCCCTCGTTAGTGACGCGATCACGCTTGAAACTGCCTAGACAGGAGAGCGGCGATGACTGATGCTGTAAGCATCTGCAATCTTGCTCTCCAACGTGTCGGTGCGAAAGCGATCAGTTCTCTGACTGAGGACACGACGGCGGGGCGGGCGTGTAACCGTGTGTACGCACAGGCCCGGGATAGTGAGCTTCGGGCTCACGACTGGAGCTTTGCGCGAGAGCGGGTACAGGTAGCGGCAGATAGCACGGACCCTATATTTGGCGCAGCCAAGCGATACCTATTACCGTCAGACTGTCTCCGAATATTGCCCACTAACGGCACTGGTGAGACTCCTGTCCAAGACGACTTTCAGGTCGAGGGTCTGTACTTCATAACGGACGCCGGTTCTCCTGTGAACCTTGTCTACCTGAAGCGTGTGACTGACGAAGAGACCTTCGATAGTCTGTTTGTTGAGTTGCTAATTGCTCGAATAGCGATGGACATTGCCGAGAAGGTCACGCAGTCAAACAAAAAGAAAGAGGAGGCCACATTCCACTATAGAGAGGTTCGCAAGGAGGCCCGTCGCATGAACGCCTTTGAGCGGCCCCCGCAAGACCCCCCGGTGGACTCTTGGGTAAACGCGAGGCTTTAAGTGGCAAAAGTCTCAGCAATCCAAAACAACTTCAACGGTGGGGAAATATCCTCGCTGTTGTACGGTCGCCCTGACGTTGATCGGTATAAGACCGGCCTAAAGACATGCCTAAACTTCTTCCCTCTAGTGCAGGGGCCGGTCGAGCGCCGCCCTGGCACCGGGTTCATCAAGGAAATTAAAACTAGTTCCCTGTCCACTCGTATTGTGCGGTTCGAGTTCTCGACCACTCAGGCGTACATCATTGAGTTCGGCAACCTCTATTGTCGGTTCTATAAAGACAACGGGAACATTCTATCCAGCACCTCTACCGTCTCTGGTGCGACAAGGGCAAACCCTTGCGTTGTAACGGATACAGGACATCCCTACGCAAACGGCGACGAGATATTCCTGACCGGCGTTGTCGGCATGACGGAGTTGAATGACAAGTATTACCTCGTCGCCAACAAGAACGCGAACGACTATGAGTTGACTGACATCGACGGCACGAACATCAACAGCACCGCATACACCACCTATGTCTCAGACGGTACGTCTGCACAAACCATTGAGTTGACGACGACCTACGCCACCGCCGACTTATTCCAGTTGAAGTTCGCTCAGAGCGCCGACATCTTGTACGTCACCCATCCATCGTATGAGCCGCGTAAAATTTCGCGGACTTCTGACACGGCATGGACGATTACTGATATCACGTTCTCAGATGGACCGT